AACGACTAACATCGTCCCAGTTCAGGGAATATTCCAACCAGAGCCAACCTTTGCGCCCATTGCGCTGATTGGCCCCGCTGGAACGCAGTTTTATGCGCCCACAAACCCCCTGCAATCTGGTCTAACAATCACAAATAGCACGATTGATAGCTCGGTAATCGGTGGAACAACTCCTGCGGCTGGAAATTTCACAACCGCAACCGCTACAACCCAACCCGTAGGCTCAAACGATCTCACCACAAAACTATATGTAGACGCTCTTGCGGCTGGAATTTCGTGGAAACAACCCGTTTTAGCCGCAACGATGGCAAATATTACGCTCTCAGGAGCGCAAACGATTGACACAGTAGCGGTTGTCGCTGGTGATCGAGTGCTGGTCAAAAACCAAACCAACGCGGCTGAAAACGGCATCTATATTGTTGCTTCTGGTGCGTGGTCACGCTCTCAGGACGCTAATACTTGGGCAGAAGTCATCTCTGCAATGGTGTTTGTAGAGTCTGGCGGGCAAGCGGGTTCAGCGTGGTATTGCTCTGCCCAGCCTGGCGGCACAATCGGCTCCACCGCGATGAATTGGAGCAACTTTAGCGTTGCGGGAACTTACTACGCGGGAACTGGTCTTACCCTTTCTTCTAACACCTTTAGCATTACCAATACGGGTGTCTCCGCAAACTCTTATGGTTCAGCGTCATCCGTCCCAACTTTTACAGTAAACGCTCAGGGACAACTTACTGCGGCTTCTAGCACTTCAATTGCGATTGCCGCAAACCAAATCACCAGCGGAACGATAGATACCGCCCGCATCAGCGGTTCCTATTCAGGAATTACGGGTGTTGGAACGCTTGCAAACCTGACTGTAACCAACACGATTACAGGCTCAATTAGCGGAAACGCGGCAACTGCGACATCTGCAACCACGGCGGGAAGCGCAACTACGGCAACAACGGCAACCAACCTCGCTGGTGGTGCGGCAGGGTCTATTCCCTACCAAACCGCTGCGGGAGCCACGACTTTCCGAGCAGTAGGAACTAACGGACAAATCCTCACCCTATCTGGCGGTCTGCCTGTGTGGGCTAACCCCGCCACAAGCGGGACTGTGACTAGCGTGGGCGGCACAGGAAGCGTGTCTGGTATTACTCTGAGTGGAACAGTAACGAGTTCAGGCAACCTTACTCTCGGTGGATCGCTTGATCTTTCTGTTCCCCCTGCGATTGGCGGGACAACTCCAAACACCATTTCTGGAACGACAATCACCGCAACCACAAAACTGGTTAGCCCATATTTAGATGCGGTCAACTCTGCGGGTGGTGCGCTCAGAAGCTCTGGTGGAACCTCTCAGCTCTCATGGGCCTCTGGTGGTGACAACCTTTCTCTGAATGTCGCAACCAACATCAATCCTGCAAACGCATCTGTCAGCATCGCGCCCACAGGAACAGGATCGGTCACGATCAATCCAGCAACCGCTGGAACGATCAACAACATGAGTATTGGTCAGACCACGGCGGCTGCGGGAACCTTTACGAATATCAACATCACAGGAACCTTGTCTCTCGCGGGTTCAACTGGAACTGCGGGATATGTCCTAAAATCAAACGGAGCATCCGCACCTACTTGGCAAGCGGACTCTAGCGGTCTGACCATCTCTGATGACACCACGACCAACGCAACGCGCTACATTACCTTTACTAGCGCAACCGCAAGCAACATCACAACCGCGAATGTCTCCTCCTCTAAACTGACATTCAACCCCAATACGGGAGCCTTTACCGCTACAACCCTAACTCCGACAAACGCGCTCGGGACGAACTATGGCGGCACAGGGCTGACATCCTTCACCTCTGGCGGTGCGGTTTACGCAAGCTCAACATCAGCCCTTACAACAGGAACCCTGCCCATCTCAAGCGGTGGAACAGGAGCAACTACTCTTGCGGGCGCGAATATCGCTCTCTTTAACACCTCACAGACATTTAGCGCATCTCAGCGAGGAACAGTCACTACTGACAATGACCTCAGCTTTGATATGAGTGTCACCAATAACTTTAAATGCACACCATCTGCGGGCGGTGCGCTGACATTTACTAACATCACCGCAGGGCAGTCCGGCTTTATTTTGTTAATCAACGGATCAAACTACTCAATCACCGCTGCGGCTACTACAAAAGTAGCAACTGGAGCACTCACAACTATCTCCGCAACTGGAACATATCTGCTCTCATATTTTAGTGATGGCACGAATGTGTATGTCGTGAACTCAGGAGCATTGGCTTGAGCGTTCTACCAGTAGGGATCGGCCCAGTCACGGGCTACAACCTCCAGCGCAGCCTGCGGTTTCGCTCTAGTGCGTCTGCCTACCTAAACAGAACTCCTGCGTCTACTACCAACCGCAGAACTTGGACATGGAGTTTTTGGTACAAGCAGGCAAAACTTGGCGCATATCAAAGATTTTTTGAGAGCGGGATTGTAGACCACACAAACTCAACTATTGGGTTCGACAACTCCAATAGGTTTTTTGTTGGAACAATGGTCAATGGGTCTTGGGTATTTTATAAAAGCACCGCCGCTGTTTACCGAGACACATCTGCTTGGTATCACTTTGTGGTTGCCGTTGATACCACTCAGGCAACAGGATCAAACAGAATAAAAATTTATGTCAATGGGGTTGAGGTTACGGCTTTTAATACAGACACACAGAACTCTCAAAATTTTGATACTTATATCAACCTAAATCAGCAACATTCGATTGGAAGATATAACGCCAACGCCGACTACCCAGATGGCTACATGGCCGAGATCAACTTCATCGACGGGCAGGCCCTAACCCCCTCCTCATTCGGCTCCACAAACGCTACCACGGGCGTGTGGCAACCCGCAGCTTACACTGGCTCCTACGGCACAAACGGGTTTTACCTGCCCTTCACGGATAACTCTGCGCTCACCTCTGGCTCCAATGCGGGACTGGGCAAGGACTTCTCAGGCAACGGCAACTACTGGAACACGAACAACGTCTCGATCACCAGCGGGTCTACCTACGACTCCATGACCGATGTGCCTACGCTGACAAGCGCAACGGTGGCGAACTATTGCGTGATGAACCCGTTAAAACTGCCAGCGTCAGGGACGGTTTCAACTTCCAACGCCAACTTGACGGTCACTTACAACAACACCGCTTACGCATCAATGGCAGTAACCACCGGCAAGTGGTATTGGGAAGCAAAATGGGATTCTGGAATTTCAACTTCGTTTGGGGTTTCTGGCGCTCAACAAACAGGATGGCTTTCAAGTGGAAGTTCGGGCGCTAGTTATTCCAACGATGGAACCAAATGGATAAATGGAACGAACACATCATTCGGCGCATCATTCACGACAAGTGACACAATAGGATTTACCCTTGATGCTGATGCGGGGACTTTGACTTGCTATAAGAACAATACAAGCCAAGGAGCAATTACGCTACCGTCACAACCTAGTGGTGGCTGGATGCCAGCTTGTTGGTCGGGTAATTCAGGCATTACATCCACATTCAACTTCGGTCAACGACCATTCACCTACACCCCACCAAGCGGCTTTGTTGCGCTGAACACATTTAACCTGACGACACCGACTATTCAGAATGGTGCGGCTTATATGGCGGCTACGACTTATACGGGAACTGGTTCGGCACTTACTGTAAGCAATGCGGTCAACGGAGTATCGTTTCAGCCTGATTTGGTGTGGGTGAAGTCAAGAAGCACGGCAGAAAACCATTTCTTGTTTGATTCTGTGCGTGGCTCTGCGCCCAACTACAGCAGGCTAAGTAGCAACTTGACAGACGCAGAAGCAACCCCAGGAGTTGCCATGCTGACCGCCATAAACAGCAATGGAATTACGCTTGGCACAAATGGTGGTGTCAATACCAACGGCGCAACTTTTGTCGGCTGGCAATGGAAAGCCAACGGCGCAGGTAGCAGCAACACCAACGGCACTATTACCAGCACAGTCTCGGCTAACACCACCGCAGGGTTTAGTATTGTTACCTATACGGGGAACGGAACTGCTGGTGCGACTGTGGGGCATGGGTTGGGTGTTGCGCCTAGTTTTGTAATAGTTAAAGAGCGTGGAAATGCAAACGGATGGCTTTGTTATCACATCTCTACTGGTAACACAGGCTATCTAGAACTTGATGCTACTTTGGCATTTCAAACGCTATCAACAGTTTGGAATAACACCACACCATCATCAACTGTTGTAACGCTAGGAACAGTATCCAATGTAAACCGCAATGGTGGAACATTTGTCGCCTACTGCTTTGCTCCAGTCTCAGGCTACTCCGCATTTGGTTCCTACACGGGCAACGGGAGTAGTGATGGGCCGTTTGTATATTTAGGATTTAGACCAAGGTACATAATGTACAAACGCTCAGATTCAACAGGAGATTGGTATGTGTGGGATACATCTAGGGACACAGCAAATGTGGCTGGTAATGGTTTATTCCCAAATTATGCTGTTGCTGAAGTTGCTTACGGAACAATTTTAGATATTTTGTCTAATGGATTCAAATTACGCACAAACGGAGTAGTAGGAAACTCATCAGGAGCTACTTACATCTACGCCTGTTTTGCCGAAAACCCGGCAAAATATGCCCTCGCCCGTTGAGGATTACTATGCCGCAAGGACGCTTCCATCAAGATCAATCAGGAAAAAAAATAGCAATGCTTACGCTATTGGAAAAAACTGATATGCGCACAAAAAATGGTAGTTTTAAGTATCGTGTAATGTGCGATTGCGGAACAGAAAAAATAGTTGGCTTTAGTCAGATGACTACTGGTCGAACACAATCTTGTGGGTGTTTACAAAAACGCAGAGGTGAACATTCTCCTGCTTACAAGCATGGCCGAAGCCAAACAAAAGAATATGACCTTGAATTGCACATGAAACGCAATTATGGAATAGATTTTGAAGAGTATGAAAAAATGCTTTTTGCTCAAGATGGAAAATGTGCTATTTGTAAAGCAGAACCACCCAAAGACCAACATAAGACTAGATTAAACATAGATCATTGCCACACAACAGGCAGGATTCGTGGGCTTCTCTGTGATTGTTGCAATCGTGCTCTAGGATTGATGCGAGACAATACAGAATTGCTAGAAAAAGCCATCCAATATTTAACCAAATACGCTCTTGCGAGGTAACTATGTTTTTACTTAACGGACAACCACTACCGCTCGACATCGAGTTCACAGACGCTGACGGCAACCGCTACCCCGCCACTTGGCTACGCACCTCCACGCTAGATGAAAAGACTGCCATTGGCATCACGGAGGCTCCAGAGCCAGAGCGTTACGATGACAGGTTCTACTGGGGCGTTGGCAACCCCAAGCAACTAGACGACCTTGAAGTCACACCAGAAGAAGGCGAGTCATACACGCAAAGGGGTCTTAAATCCAACTGGGTGGCTCAGATCAAGGACACCGCAGGCAAACTCCTCGCCCAGACCGACTGGATGGTGATCCGCAAGGTGGAGAGAGCGGTAGAAATTCCCGCCAAGGTAGAGGCTTATAGGGCTGCGGTGGTTGCGGAGGCTAACAGGCTAGAGGCTGCAATTGCCGCTTGCGCGTCCGTTGAGGAACTGATTACTGTAATCGGACAACAGGGGTGGCCGCGTGACCGAGTTTAAGTGGAAGATTACAGAGACAGTAATAAAAGACGAGACTCTCAAATCTCTAAAGTATTACTGCAAAGCAACCGATGAAGACTTGTCCGTAGAGACCGAGGGCTATTGGACGATGAAGACTCCGCACGAAGTTTCGCGTGAGACATCTGAAAGCCAAGTGATTCATTGGTTGGATTTAGAAACTTCTCAAGATGGCAATAACATCATAGAATCAAGGCTTCAAGAGCAACTAGATAGCTTGCGGAACCCTGTTTCCACACAGTTACCTTGGGCCGTCCCGACATTTAAGGTGACACTATGACCCAACCTATTGATATTGTTTCCCGCGCTCTAAAAGACATCGGCGCGCTTGAGGCCGGTGAAACCCCAACCCCAGAGGCGGCACAGGATGCTTTTGACCTCTTAAATGATATGCTTGACCAATGGTCAAACGAAGACATGATGACCTTCTACAAAACGGAAGTCATCTTTCCCGTAACGCAGGGGCAGACTCAAT